ATCAACTGCCTTTTCCCAGATCCAGAAGTTACGATCAAAGCCTGTACGATACTGCGGTTCTTTAATCGTGCTTTCCATCCAAGTTAGATCGTCTGGGTGAATGACTGTCTCACCCGACATGTTGAAGTTACATTCTAACTCCTGTGCGATCTGACGGCGAGACATATTGCGTGTTTCTTTTTCAAACCATTCTCTGTCTCGGTCGGGGTGAACGTCCCATGGCAAGATGGTTGGAAAGAAATCGTTTTGCTGTTGCTCTGCATCAACATAAGTCTGGTGAAACCAGTTTCCAACACCATTGGGAGTAGACAGGGCAATACAACGTCCACCTGTTGATAGTGTAGGATACAAACCAGTCCATAGTTCGTCAAGCCCCTCAACGTGGGCAGCCTCATCGATAACCAACAATGATAGTGCTTCCGAACGACCGGCATCGCCTGATGTGGAGGAGGCTTTAATTTCTGAACCATTTGATAACACGAATGAGGCTCGGTTATCAATGTCGATATTTGCTATCTGCATCCAAGGGGGCAGGTTTTTGATAATTTGTTTTACCTTTTTTACAAGATTTCCTGCTGTCTGAAATTTTGTAGCGATAACTAAAATATTCTTGTTGCGATGAAACATCATCATCCACGCAACATAAGCAGCAGTAGTGGTTGAAATACCTAACTGGCGTGCTTTAAGGATTACATTAAATCTATGATCGTTAAAATCCCTTAGCAACTCTCGTTGAAAGGGATATAGTTTAAATGGGATTAAGCCTTCAAGGGGATGTGAAATTCTCGCGTAGTTATCAATAAAATAAACTGGGTCTTTACCGCACTTAAGTATTTCTTTTACTATTTGATTCTTTGTAAGTTCAAAGGACATCTAATCATCATTTACTGCTTGCCAAGAGAAAGAAAGTCACGAATAGATTGGTCAAGACGATCCTCAGATGGTAAGCCCACCTCTATAACACCATCAAGGTTCCCAACTTTATAGTGGCGCTTGGCTATGACAAAAACACGAACCTTTGAGGTGTTCTGAACCAATACATCACACTCTCCTTCTGCGGTAAGAGTTAATGCATCACCTGTAATCTTTTTAAATTCTTTCTTGAGAAAATTAGCAACATTCTGAATCATCTGCTCGCAATCCGCTTCAATATCTCCTGCGTAGACATCTTTAAGTTTAATATCACTTTGATATGAGATAGTGAGGATTGGTCCGCTCATCCGTACACTAAAACCATCAACTACACGAGAATCAAGAATAGGATCTCCTTCTTCTCTTTTAAGTCCGATTTTTCGCGCCTCTCCATCAAGAGAGTATTTCTCGTCCTGTGAACCATCATAAGCATTTGCGGCTGCCTGTGAGATTCCCCTAACGATGTCTAAAACTGAAGCCATTATTTCTTTTCTCCTTGGTTCGGACGCCATCCGGTCGCCCAACGGTCTTCTCTACCTTCAACATGATTGATATAACAAATACGACAGCAAGTGTATTTTGTCATGTATACATTATCTCTTGTATCAAAAGAATAAGTATGGCATACAGGGCAAGACCTATTGCTATCTTTATTAAGTAGTTTTTTTGGCAGTAAAACTCCCTCTACTTCTACTTTTTCAAGTTTTTCTGATATCTTATCAAGCTTCTTATTTAATAATTTAAGTTGTTCGAGGTATTCTTCCTCTTTTTTGGAATTCCAATCTCTTTGTGGGTGCTGAACTGTCTCAGTGCCATACTTTTCAGCTATAGCATGCTCTATCTTGAGAGCGTAATCTGGGTCTCGTTTTGGCTTGCTCATTGTGTTATATTAGTTGTTGCGTAAAAAGTTCCTAAAGACAGCCCAATACCAACAACTACTCCTCCTACTAACCACCATTGATTGTTTTTATTTGGTTGGTCAAGAGCCATCTCTCTGTAAGTATCTATCTCGCTATTTTTGATATCCATCAAAAGTTGATGTTTTTCTTCTAACGCATCATAACTTATCTGAAGAGAATCAAGCTGTAGTTGCATTTCGCTTCTTGCTTTTGACACCTGATATTCAATCTCTAAGTCACACTCTTCGGTGCTAAACTCGTTATCAGAAATTAGCTGAGAAAGCGCCAGGGGATTAAACAGCGTGCCTGCAAACGGGGCGGTTTCTCCAGTATCGAGATGAGTGTACTTTGGTTCTTCTAACCCTTGTGCAAAAATTGGTGCGGGAAACACCAAGCAGAACGCCAATATTTGAGCGATAATATTATTCTTCATATTTAAATCCAAATTCTTTTTGTAAAATCTCGTTAATACTGTTAGGGTCTGAATCGTACATTTTAACAAGATCAAGATATCGGGAGCGCTTTTCAACACTAAGCTCTTCTTTGTCTCCAGCGTATTCCTCTTCTAACTTCTTAATGTCATCATTATGCTTTCTAATGGCTTCGTCACGCTTTCGGATTTCTTCCTTGTGTGAGTTTTCCAAAACTTCAACTTCTTTTTTGTAATTCTCAATCGTGGTGTCCAGCACCTTTTTATATGCTCTCACATTTTTGCGAGCGATCAAAAATACAACGAGTGTCCAGAGGGCAAGCGCAAGTATCTTCCAGTGATGCTTACACCAAACCCAGATCTTTTTAGAGTATAAAACTAACGTTAACCAACTCATTATCCGTGCCTATATTCTCTCATAGCATCAATAGCGCCTTGTGTTCCAATATAAACCATAGCAATCATACCCCATGTGTCTGATGATAAATCGCTCCACAACATTAGTCCTGTGGCGGTAAGAAATGTAAATAACTTTCTTGAAATGGCTTTTGCCATAACCTTATCTAAAACTGCTTGTCTACTCATAATATAGCCCTCCTTTGGCTATGAAGTAAGTAGTTTTAAACATTAACTTTTGCATAACCATTTTCCTTTTCGACATTGATAACATGATCCACGCAATCCTTGAGAGTGTCAAGGTGAGAAATCAAAATAACAACCTTGTAATAGTTCTTAACCATATCGAGTATACGGACAAAGCCATCCATATTCTCAGCATCAAGTGCCGTGCCCGGTTCGTCCATGATAAAAACATTTGGAGTCGGCAGGTTGCTAACTTGAAGCAGAGCGAGGCGAATAGCCATCGATGCGATTGTCTTTTCTGCCCCTGAGCCCATCTCAATTGGGCGAGGCTCATGGCTTGGATGCTTGATATAAACATTCAGTCGATTGCCTTCGTTCTCAAAGAAGACTTCGAAGTTTACAATATTCGCAAGCACCTTCGCAATCTCTTCATTGATCGCTGGAAGTTTCTTCTTAATAATATCATAAGAGATTCCGCTGGAATGCATGCACCTCATGAACAGATCGTAGGCAGAGTATTCTTCACGGAGATCAGCAAGATCTTGTTTCTGATCTGCGAGATTCTGTAGTTTTTGCTCGTAAGAGCCGTGGAGCTTATAAAGTTCGTTTAGTTCTTCCTTGCAAGTATTACAAGATTTTTGAGTCCGTGAGATAAGAGTAGCATACTCATTGCGTTTTGACACAAGTGCCTCAAGGTTTTCAATAGCCTCTTGGTTTTGCTCGTAAGTCTTGATTTGGTTTCCAATATTGACAAGCTCGTGCTTAAAAACTTCAATCTTTGAATTGTTAGCCTCGACAGCCGTTGTGGCAACAGAAATCTCTTGATTTACTTCTTTCTTTCTAACAACAAGCTTGTTATATTTTTCAATGTAATCATCTAACTTATCTACATCAAGTTCATCAATTTGCTCCAGAAGTGCGATACTTTGTTGGCGTAAATCAGTTACTTCGACAATCATATTTGGCAATGCTTCTTTTGCTTCATGTGCCTGCTTAACAAATTTATTTTCACAACAAAACTTACAATTAGGGTCATATTCGTGAGTTTCTAATAGTTTAACTTTTTTTCTGTGGTTGTCAATATCTTTATTTTTAATTTTTAGTACGGAGAGCAAAGCATCATATTCATCTGTCTTAGTATCCACCTGCTTTTTCTTAGTGTGAAGGTTAGTAATATCATATTGCTCTAAGAAACTTGTCAGTTTTGTCAACAATTGTTGATTGTCATTATTAGACTTAACAAGCTCCTCGCTCTTCTTTGTCAAAGTGTGGATCTGATTCTTTTTGCTTTTTAGTTCTGTTCTTGCAGCGTTAATGTCGATAATATCAACTGGAATAGAAGTGATTTTATTTTCAATCTCCTCCAGTAGCTTTTGCGTGTCGCTGATAGTCTGATCATATTCGTTACAGCGTGTCTTATGCTCTTCAATAGAGTCAAGACTTTCCTGCATTTCTTGATTAGCAATCTCAATATCCTCGTCAAACTCGCGCCCTTCAAGGCGACGGAGCGCTCCACGAGTATCAGCAGCGTCATCTTTAGCCATCTTGAACTTTTTATCAAAGATCTCAAGGTCAAGGAACTTTGCCAAAATCTCTTTTCGCTTTGTCGAACCTTCCTTAATAAAGGTAAGTGAGTCCAACTGAGAAGCCATAGAGGTCAAAAGAAAGTCGTCAAGCGTTCCAAACATCTTGCGAATGTTCTTGTCGGTGTCGTTGCGAGAAAGCCCGTTGCGGCTGATGGTCTCATCCATTACGGGATCATATTCTTCAAAGTTTACATCGGTCTTTGCCTCAAGGGTTTCTTCGCCTTTCAGTCTGCGAACATACTTTTCGCTTTCTCGTTCAATAGTGAACTGACGATCACCAATACTAATATTGACCCTGCCAAAGCCTCTCTCCCTGTTTTGGTTAATTACGTTAAGGTTTTTGCGTTCATTTTTTGAAGTGCTGTTGAACAGCGTATAAAGCGAAGCATCGATGATGCTGGACTTACCTGAATAGTTCTTGCCGAAGATTCCAACGATACCTGCGAGGTTTTCAAAGTTAATCTTGTTGCCCTCGCCATAATTGAACAGATTGTCAAACTCAAACGAGTTTAGTTCCCAGTTAATGTTGCGGGCGACTTCTTCGTTTTCCTCAACGGCTGTGTTGTATTTTTCGTTTAGCGACAAAACACGATCAAGGATCTCACCTTCAACTTCGTAGTCTTTAAGATACTCGGTGATCAGACGCTCCTGAACTGAAATGTCACGGAGGTTTTCCTTGATAAAGTCGTCTTTGGAAAAGCCAAGCTCTGCTCGTCGTCCTGTTGCTCGGTTAAGAAAAGTGATGCTCTCGGGCTTGAACCTGTGCTTCGCAATATCAACTGCCCGTTTCATTCGGTCGAGAGGCAGATTGTTGTTGGAAACAAGACGGATGCGTGCTCCCTCTGTAATATCAACGCCCTTGGGCATCTTGCCCTTGGGTGTAAGCTCGATAGTGATAAAGGGCTTGGGATTGATAAGCTCGACATGGCGATAAGTAAAGGTGCTCTTGTCCTGTATCTCCCAGATACCAAAGCCCTTATCGTTTGTCTCGCCGTGGTTCTGCTGAACTGTGGAGCCACAATAACGCACACGACCCTCAAAGTCAAGTGCCTGAGCTTTGTGAATGTCGCCAAGCAATGCGTAGTCAAACTTATTGA